CCCTCTATAACCCTCCCAGCAGCGCCTGAGCTGCCGCAAATGGTGTTGGAGGTACCACGGGCTGAGTTACCTAATTACAAACCTCTTGTGGTCCCTCCTAACACACTTCAGCCACCTCCTGGTGTAAAGGGAAGTACACCATCTGAAGAAGCTTCAAAAAAAGAATCTAAACCTGCTCCTACAACACAACCAAAAATAAATTTACCTCCTGAAGCTCAAATAGTAGAGATACCATTTACAGACATTGAAGTACCAATGCCTACAACTACTATTATGACAACTGCAGCTACGACAGCATTTATTAGTGTTGGCGCTACCCTTACTGCTACGTCATTGTTCAAATATATTGTAATGGTACTCAAACCAGTATTTAAACAAGCATGGAACAAACTGACAAAAAAGAAGGAACAAAAAGCTTCTTGAATAAAGTAAAAGAAAATACTGAGGATGAATTACAAATCCTTGGTACTTTTGTACGTTTAGGTGTTGTCGTATGGAGTGGTTTTATCATCACTCTTAATTACGTTGACCTGCCAATGATTAAAAAAGGTCAAAGCGGTGGTGATATAACCTTCGTAGCTAGTGTGTTTACTGGGGCGCTTGCTACTTTTGGACTGACTACATCTAACAATAGAACGAATCCTAAACCTCCTGAATCTAAAAAGAAAGAAGAATGAAGCGTCTTATTTTGTTAATGATGTTAGCTAGCCCTGCGGCGGCTCAAGTGACTCCTAATTTTACACAGGGGTCAATGCAATCCACTACTACGACCACCATTGACATCGAACGAACAATCGAAACCGAGATCATGGGTGGTGATTACTCATCATGGTCAGGAACAAACGTAACCCCAAGTGGGGATATTTTGGACGATTCTACAACTTATTCTGTAACCAATGCTGGGGAACAGTTCCAATTGGAAGTAGTGACTCGTGCAGCCGGGGTAGTCGAAACAATCGACATCACAGAAACAATCGATCAAACCTCTACTACTACATCCTTGTCGGTCTTCTCTCAGTAAACCC